CGGAAGTTCTGTGCGAACAGGACACGGTCATGGCTGTCGCGCTCCAGCGGGAACGGCGACTGATTCGCTGACACCCGGTGGTAGCGAGTGCCGTAAAGGTTCTCATTCAGGATTGCTTCAACCGCTGTCCAACATTCCAGCGCGAGCGTACGCGCCGACGAGTAGCCCGAGGCGCGCGTCAATATCTGGATGCGTGGCTGCTCGACTGGTGGCATCGAGTCGCCGCCCATCACGTTCACCGGTGCGTCACCGCCGTACTCGTACAGGGCGACGCAGGTGTCGGGTTCGTCTGGCATCCGTCCGAGATAGAGATTCGTGCCGAGCGTCAACGTGCCGACCTGTGATGCGAGGTAGGTGCCGAGGTCGTCTAGGAGTGCCATCACGCGCCCTGTGCTTTCACGATGTTGTAGTGCGCCCGGATACGGTCGAGGAGTTTCGCCGGGTACTGCGATGTCTCTTGTGCGAACGGGAACTCTAGGTACTTCGGTCCGCGACCCGAGCCGGGCGCGACCGGTCCTGTGCCTGTACGTCCGCGCGTGTTGCCCGGCGGTTTCGGTGGGTGCCACAGATCGAGCCGCTCATGCTGGTACAGCGCGTATGCGGTGCCGTAGGTGATCTCAACCTCAGGCATGCCTGCGATGAGTTGACTCGCGTCGACGGACATCGACCCGGCAAGGTCGCCGGTGTCGAACGGCACGAGGTCTTGCGAGTCGGCGGCGATGTCCTCGGCGGCGGAGTACAAGGCACGACCGAGCGCCTGCTGGAGACCTTCGACGTTCGCGTCGATCGCGTCGGACAGTTCGCGCATACCGCGCACGTTCACGTTGATGCCTCTCATCGTGACGCCCGTCCGATCGACACGACAACGAACTGCTGACCGTGTTCGTCGTACCGGTAGTCAACTTCGACGACCGGACGGATCACCGACGTCGGGTACTCGACCTCGTCGTCGATACCGACAGTCAACGTCGATGACGGGATGTACGCCACCCACTCGGCGACCGCATCGTCGCGCTCGACATCCGCCGACGACTTGTTCACCCGCTGCACATACGCCGAGTAGGTGGTCGCCGACCCGCTGTACGTCGCCTCGCCGTAGTTGTTGAAACCCGACTTCGCGCGCACACCGACCGTCTGGGTGCACAGCCCGGACAGCGCCGACAGGAACGCCGTCGCCGCCGCCATCAGTCCGCTCCGGGACCGAAGTACTGGACGCCGCGGATCGTGTTCGTGCGGGCACCGTCACGCACGTTCTCGAACTGGCCGGACGAGAACCATGTGCGGAAGATGTCGCTGTTCTCCTCGTCGATGTCCTTGTCCGAGATCGTGATACCACCCGCGTACGGCACGGGTACCGCGCCCTCACGGGTCGACAAGTTCTTCAACTCGGTCGCCTGTTCACGGTACGCCTTCGCACGTTGCGACATCGACACCGACAGGTCGCCGATCTGTTTGTCGGCCTCGCGCGCCAGTTTCGACGCGATCGTGAGACAGCATCGCATCGCCGCGTCATAGAGTGCGACGGTCGATGTCGGTGTACCGCCCGCCTCGGAGTTCACCCACGCGATCTCCTCGTCGGATAACAGTTGGTCGTCGGTGTCGGTGTCACCGATCAGGAACCTGATCGCGTCACGAGCCGACCCGGACGGGTCACCGGAGTATGTCCATGTCATCGGTCACCTCACCGGTAGAAGATCGAACCAGACGGCGTTCCCGAAACGACATCGATGTAGATCCCGTCGGGACAATGAACACCGTTAGGACCGAACCACAGTTCGTCGTGCCCGCCATTGGCAGGGTCAGCAGACGCAATGAGCGTCCCCGTGTTAGAGGTGCCGTTATGGATATGCAGATGGACAGATGACTCAGCGTCATCGTTGACATCAAGACCCATGAAGATGGCAGAGCCAGCGACGGCTTGCTGATCTGATCCGGTCAACGCGACCGCTGTTGCTGCTCTGAGGTTCGAGGTGTATGACATGGGTTAGCCCTTCGTGGAAACGACGAACGGTCGAGACCGGAACCGTGCGTGGCATCCAGTCCCGACCGTTACGCCGGAGGTGATTGAGTTGTAGGTCAGGCGACCGGGTTCGAGAAGAAGTACCCGAGCGGTGAAGCCACGACCTTGAAGTCCCACGCCGACTCGACTTCGAGACGATCGGAACGGAGGTGATCCATGCGGAACCGGGACACCGCGGTGCTGGTGCCGAGACCGCCACCGACGCCCGTCCACACGAAGTTGTAACCGGCCGACGCGGTCATCAGACCTGCCTGCGGAGCGACGTAGCACAGGAGTGCGTCACGGTCGCCGATCTGTGCGTACGAAGCGGACGCGCCTTCGGCGGCGCTGTTGAACACACCCTTCATCACGAAGATGCGGTCGACCTCGAAGATGCGTGCCATCAAGTCCGGCGAGATCGAATCTGCGCTGGTGTACTTGTAGCGGTCGACGACGTCGGTGTGATTCTTCAGGATCGAGTACGCCTTGTACGACAGCACCAACGTGTTGGCGAGGTAGCCGGTGTTCGACAAGATGGTGTTCTTGCCAGCCTCGATGTCCTCGATCGGGGTCGAACCGCTCGCGCTCCACAGGGTGGACGGAGTGGCGTCGGTGTCCCACACGCCGGTGGTGAAGTGCGTCGACGCCCAGTCACGCTCTTGACGGATCAGCATCTGATGGGTGAGGAACCGTGTCGCGTCCATGTCCGGGTCGAGCGGCGCATCGCTGTTCGCACGCACCTGATCGCCGATGTCCTTATGGAGCGCGTACACCGACGACGAGTACGACGCGGTCGACAGGCCGTAGCCCGAACCGGCTGACTCGGTGCCGTCGGCACGCACCTGCGCTTGATCGCGGTAGAAGTCCGCCTGCGTGTAGGTGAAGTACAGGTCGCTCTGCTTCGCGACGTTGACGGTCGGGAACACGCGCGACGCGACGAACGAGTCGGCCTCTTGCATGTAGGCGACTGACATGTTCGTCAGTACCGCATCAACATGCACCTGACTCTGTGTTGGCTGTGGCATGGTGTCTTACCTCTGCTCTCTGGGGTCGGTCAGGCTGCGCGCCCGGCGGTTGCGTTGATGAAGGCTTCCACGGTCTCACCGGCGGATGCGGCGTTGAGTGCGATGCCCATTGTGTAGACGGTGGTGTCGGTTCCGGCGACGATGGCGTCAGCCTGTCCGTCGGCGGAGGTGCCGAGTACATTGCCTGCGGCGAGCGTGCCATCGGCAACAACCTTTGTGATCCCGAACAGGCACACCTCGGCGGCTTGCCCGCTGGTCGGAGTGTTCTGCAACACACCGATCGGGACGTCGGTGATGGCGGCGCACACCGTCACGGTGTTGTTGCCCGACATCTTGACGAAATGGTACTGCTTGGCTGACAAATCCGCTGATGCGGTGAAGTTGCCAACCTTGATCTGCGCGGCTTCGTATGCCATTGGTCAGAGTCCCTTCTCGGTGAGGTAACGGTTGTAGAGTTCCTTGTCGCGTTCGGCGACAATGGTGATCGCCTTCGCGATGCTGCTGGCCTCGCCGCTGGCGACGAGATCATTCGCGCGAGACTCGATGAGACCCCACGCATCGGCGGCGTCGCTGACGTCAGCGGTGTCGCTACCAACTTCCTTCAGCACACCGGCCTCACCGATGGCGATCGCGGAACCCTTCAGGATCGCCTCGACACGCTCGGCCACCTCGGGAAGCGCGGCGCGCATCTTGACGAGGTCCTCGCCGAGCACCTGCGGGTCGACGCCGGGCAGCGCAGCGAACTCGGCGGCGGTCTCAACAGCCTTCGCCAGTTCGGCCGCTGCCTCGATCGACTCCTTCTCGGCGCGCATGTCAGCGAGTTCCTTGCGGAGATCGCCGAGTTCCTTCAACAGTTCGGCGTTCCCGTTGTCGACGGACGCGGCGACCTCGGTCACCTGCTCCTCGACCTGCGCCTCGGTCTCGGTCACTTCGAGTTCCACTTCTTCTCCTTCGATCGTGTCGCCACCGTCGGTGACGGACTTGATAACGAGCCAGCCTTCGTGAAGGTGTGCCGGGTGATCGACACCGGATGTTTCCCGGATGTCAAGATCGGCGAGTTTCACGCTGCGAGCCATCGCGGACACTCTAGAAGGTTGTGCGCTGCTGTTCGTTGTAGGTTGCGTCAGCCATTCGTTCGAGTTTCGCGATGACGTCGAGAAGTTCTCGTTCCTCGTCGGCTCCGCGCGCGACGACGCGCCTCAGGAACGTCACGGCTGTGCGCGCCTCGCGCTTCGTCAAGGTGAACTTGCCCATCGGTCACTCCGATCTCATACAGGTCGATCCGTTCCACGACCATCCCTTTCGGGATGTGTGTGATGTAGTCGACATATCCGTCGCGGGTGAGTGATTGAGCGACCGAGACATGGCCGCGTTTCCCTCCCGCCTTGCGATCGAGCACGATACCGACTGACACAACCTCGTACGGGTCGGTGTCCGGATCGGGTGTGTCGAGCGACTTCCATTCGCCGGACATGTCAGCGTGTGCGTCGTGCCAGATGATGATCGCGACGTTCACTCGTCGTCGTCCTCATCGTCGTAGTCGTCGTCGAACAGTCCGAGTGACCGTGCGAGCGATTCGAGATCATCGTCATCGTCGATGTCGTCCATACCGTCGATGCGTGTCGTGTCAAGCGCGTACGCGCCTTCGGCGTAGCCACACATGACTCCCATCATCTCCCATGCGAGACGACCAGCGAGGTCTGGATTCATCAGATACGACTTGACTTCTCCGTCGTTCGCGTCAATCAACTGGAGGTAGCACGCCGGACCGGCGCCCTCCGGGTTCACGATTGTCATTGCGTGGACGCCGTATCCGATCACATGGTCGGCGGATTCGAGGTCAATCCACTCCGTCATCCACCGGACAGTAGTCGGTGCCACGCCATCGGGCATGTCCCTCCCGGATCGGTACGAGTTCCAAGTGAAACGCGCCGTCGCCCGGTTCGTAATCGACCACCGCGATGCCTTGCTGCCAGTCCTCGTAGCGGACGAGCGGACGACCGTCGAGGTCGGTGCCGCCCTTCACCGATGGAACAGCGCCGTCGATGCGTGCGAGACATCCGGCCGACGCGGCGAGCACGGTGCGTGGACCGTCGTGATCCTCGCGGGTCATCTCCGCCCACTCGCGGCGATGAATGTGACCGTACAGCACCGACACCTTCTCGCGTGCCAGATACTTCGATGCGGTCGACCCGGACGAGTTCACCTTGTCGCCGTGGACGATACGCAGACGATCGTTGATCCAGTACGCGCTCGCCGGGTAGCCCGGCACATACTCGACGTCGAACTCATCCATACGGCACAGGAACGGAACCGACAGCACCGGGAACCCGTCCGGTTCTGCTCCGCGTCGCAACCCGAACGCTGCGACCGCGTTCTGGATGATGTGCCGCGGTAGGCGCTCCTCGTGATTACCTGCGAGCCAGACGATGCGTGCTCGTGGCGCGGCATCGCGGAGTTGAGCGCACAGCACCGTCGCCCGGTCGATGCTTGCCTGCGTCGTGCGCGCGTAGGCGGGCGTGACGACATACTTGCCGAGTTCCGGCAGGTCGAGATTATCGCCGTGCAGGACGACGACGTCCGGGTCGATGTCGCGGACGATCGCGAGCGCCACCTCGATCGCGGTCTCGTCGTGTGTCGGTTCGAGCGTGTCGTCGGCGAGCCGGAAGTAGCCGATCTGCATGTCGGGGATCACCGCCGCTGTTGACTAGCGGGTCGCTTTCGACGGTTTCGCTTTGCGAACAGGGAGGCGGATAGCGGGACCACGGTTCGGTAGTTCCCACTTCGGTCCATCTTCCCACGCCGGGGACAACTGGACAGCGGCGAGGTCATGTATCTCGGCTTCACCTTCGTCGTTCTTCGTGAGCGAC